CCCCGGCGGGGCTTGGTCGTGCTGAGTGTCCCAATCGTCGTGCGCGTAGTAGCCGTAGCGTTCCATGACCCACGGGATCGTCTTCCCATCGGCCTCGCCATAGTCGCGCTCGATCAGCGCCGGCACGGTGACGAGCTTCGGCTTGGTCCCGGCCGCTTCCGCCGCGATGGTCGCCGTTTCCTGCGCCCGTTGCATCGGGCTCACGAACCACAACGGAATGGTCGCGATCATCGGCCCGAGGGCCTTGGCTTGGCCCTTGCCAGGGTGCGACAGGCCCGCGTCGATGTTCGACCCGGCGATGATCTTCTTGTCCTGAAGGATCGTGCGGGCGTGGCGGACGAGGATCAGTCGCATCAGTCGGTGCCCACATGGGATGCTGCGGGGAACGGCCCCGGCCGGTGGACCTGCACGATCATCCCCGGCTCAAAAGCGGAACCGGCCATCTGGCGCTGCGCGGCGCCCTGCAACGCAATCCCAAGCGCCACGTCGCGCAGATGGTCCAGCCCGCCGCGCGCCCGATCACACGGGTCCATGATGATCTTCTCGGGATCAACCGCGTCGCTGATCCGATCCAGCAGCGCTCCGAACTCGGCGTGGAGGCGCACGATGTCCTCGACCAGCGCCATGCGCGCCGGGTCTACGATGTAAGCCATGTCTGGGCTTCCTCTCTCAATCCGCCCGCACGATGCGAGCGGTCACCCGGCGCCCGTAGGTGGCCGGTTAGCTGTCGAAGTACACGGGGGGCTGATAACTCGTCGTCATCGGCGCGAAATCCGACGCGGCAAAGGTGAGGTTGAACGCATCGGCCAAATCAGGCGACCGCAAGCCGCGCTTCTTCATTTCGTCCTTGCCCTCGACCTGCAACTTACCCGACGACGTGATGTGGTACTTCACGCCGGTCAGTTCCCCGATTAGCGCCTCATCCGCAGGCATCTTCACGTCCCGGCCCTCGAACCACCCGCGCGCCTTAAACCACAGTTCGTCGCGCAAGCGCATGTATTTCGCGCCGTCGACGCTCGGGCTTTCCGCTACGTTGATGCCCGTCACCGGCAGGCCCATCTCGCGCAACCGATCCACGACGCCCGCGCCGAACCCGATCACGTCCACGCAGATATCGTCGGGCTTCTCTTCGGCCGCGACATACTCTTGATAGACAGTGCCCGCGATCTGCATCAAATCCGGCAAGCGCCACCATTGGACGGGCTCAAGCATGTGATTGCCGCACCGCTTCGCCAGCGCAGTCCGATCACCCGTGAGCGAGCGCGCGACGTCCAGGCCCCAGATGCGCCGATAGCCCGTCTGCGCCACGTTCCGATGCACTGCCGCGCGCACCAACTCAATCGGCACGACCGCATGTTCAATGCTGGTCTGGAACGCCTCGTCGGGCGAACACGGGTACTCCTGGCGGAACATCTCGACCGAGCCGAGTTCCGCAACCTTTTTCCGCCGCCACGCGATCTGGTCTAGATCCAGACCGTAGGCCCCGACGAGTTCCGCCTCCCCCTCGTCAAGCACGATGTCCTTCGAGGGCGGCGTCCGGTACTCAGGCTGTAGAAACCACGGGACGAAGATCGCGATAAACTCGCTTTCGCCACCGACCGCCTTGGTCCATTGTTCGTGGTAAAAGTTCCCGACCCCGTTGGCCGTGCTTTCAAGGATGATTTCGGTATCCGGCGCGTCTGGGATGGCCTGCATCACGCCGGCCGCGTGTTCGTGGGCAAACGGCCAGAACGCGACCTCCGAGCCGTGAAAATACTGGATCGTGGACGACCGCCCCACGCCCTTCGTGCCGGCGGTCCCGACCTTGTAGCCGCTGTCCAGCTTGTCGAAAATTAGTTCCTTGGCGTTCGCCGCGCCCGTGGATGGCTTGACCAAATCGGGGCAGTTCTCATGGTAGCGAACTGCCATGTCGAAGAGGTTGTTCGTCGCCTCGGCTTCGTGAGTGAGGATGAACGCGCGCACGCCCATGCGGTGCGTCACCCGCCAATAGAAGCGCCCCTCGACGTAGGTGCTACACCCCTGCTGGCGTCCCTTAAGAATGATCGCGCGGACCTTGCCGGTACGCGCCCGCTGGCCCTCGATCTTCTCATGGATCAGCAGTTGGGCAGCGTTCAGTTCAAGCCGCTCGACCTTCCCGTCCTTCGTGCGGATGTTGAGGCAACGCGAGGCGTAGTGGACGAAGTCCGATTTCAGCTTGCGCCGAATTTCGATTTCCTCCGGGGTCATCCCAGGGCCTTCAGCGCATCCTCATGGCGGACGGTCGCGTTGACGTCCGCGATCACGTTCGTCGGCACCGTCTTCGCGAGGAGCGTGACGAACACGCGCGGGTCGGTCTGCGCAAGGTTCAGCAGGTAGTCCTCGCCCCCGGCCCGATCGAGCGCGTTCATGATCGCCTGCCGGATGTCGGCGGTGATCTTGTTGGGGGTGCCGGGCTTGCGCCCTGCGCCGGGACGGGCGCCGCCTTTAGCCATGTTCTGATCTCCGACGATTGTTTTTCAATCGCCTCGCGGCGCGCCCTTTCGGGTCGCGCCCCTCTCAAATTTTCTACTGAGTGAGTGCATTTACCTAGTGACGGTCGCTCACTGTGTGAGTACGATGTGCCTACCAACGACGGAGACACCAATGACCAAGATCCTCGGCACCACAGACGAAATCACCACTTGCGAGTGCTGCGGCAAGCGCGGCCTTAAGATGACCGTCATTCTCGATCGTGACGGTGAAGTCGTCCACTTCGGCCGGGACTGCGCCGCAGCGGCGATGTTTGGCCGTAAGACCCGCAAGCGCGCAGATCAGGTCGGGGACCTTGCCCGCGCCGTTCAATTTGCGCGGGACAACATCGGCAAAATGAGCGCCGACCACATCCACCACCGGCTGTCTGTCGCGGGGCTGGCAAATTTCTACAAGGGCGTTGTCTGGAATGACGCCGGCCGGGTGGAGGTGGGGGCTTGACCCCCGCCGACGCCGCCATAGATGCGCGCGAGGAACTTGCCCGCGCCATGGCTTCCGCCGTTGGCGAGGCGTGGTGGTGTTTCCCCGATCAAGAGAGCGGCACCGTCCGCTTGATGCGAGACGACTACATGGCACGCGCAGACGCTGCCATCGCCACGTTCCGCCGGATCGGCTCCCGGTGCCCGTCTTGTGAAGCGTTGCCTTCTGGCACCGCGGCGCCGACCGCGTGGCGTTGCACCAACACGACCGGCTGCTTGATGCGGGTGTCGCCATGACCCCCGCCACCTTCAAGGCGTGGCGCGAGCGGGCGAAAATGTCCCAGCGCGCCGCCGCCACCGCCCTCGGCGTGTCCACCGGAACGATTGCCCTGTGGGAGCGCGAGACGCGAGCCGATACGGGCAAGCCGGTCAAGATCCCCAAAACCGTCGCCCTCGCGTGCGCCGCGCTGTCCTTCGGCATCCCCGAAATGCCGTGAATGTGGAACGTCGAAAAAATCTGCACATGGTGCATTGACACCCTGCACTCAGTGCGCTACATTCGCTTTGTCAACGGGGCGATGCCCCACTAACCGGGAGACAGACAATGGCTATCCGCTCGGAAATCGAAGCCCGCAAGCCCGCTCAGACCTCGCTGGTTCAGGCTTACGACCGTGGGCGCAAGGTGTGGGCGCTCCAGTGCGCTCAGAATGAGCGCGGCGTGCATCGCTACACGCTGACGTCTGGCGTCCGCTGCTTCGACTGGGCGCCCACGCAGGCCGCGCTTCTGAGCCAGATTTCCAACTGACATCTCACTCCCCGCCAGCCCCGACCAGCACACCGCTGGCGGGGCTTAAGGCGGTAGAGAGACCCAACCGAAGGATCACGACCCATGCCAAAGCGACTCCCGTCCAACGTCTACTATAGCCGACGCAAGGGCGGCTTTTGGTGGAGATGGAATGGACGCCCCGAGGGCTCAGTACACGTCACCTTTTCGCGTGCGCTGGCCTACGGCGCTGATCGTGACGACGACGGGCAGGAGTGGGGCGGGACCCCTTTCCAAGGCGCGCACGGCGCTTGCTACCCCTCCCGCATCGCGGCGCTTGTCGCCGACTACATCGACGCCTGACCCGCACCGCACCCCGACCAGCCCCGCCCGGGAAGCCGCGGCGGGGCTTAGGGCGGTAGAGAGACACACCCGAGGAGGACGACCGATGACTAAGACCGCTCACATCCGCGATGCACTCGCCGCCGCCGGCCTGCCGCTGTCGCGGGTCACGCATCGTAGCAGCCGTGTCAGCGGCTTCGTGTCCCGAACCGCGGGGTATCAAATCGCGCCGCGCCCGGCGACGTGTTGCATACTAATCAACGCCCACGACGTTGACCTCGCCCCCGCGCTGGCCGCCCTTGACGCATCCGGCATCGCTTACAGCGTCAACAGCGACCGTACATGCGCTTGGGTGGCGGCCTGACTTCGCCCCTATCCACGACAGTCCGAGGAGGACGACCAATGACGAAGCCCAAGTTTTACGTCACGCACGACAATGATGGCCTCTACATCGCCGAGAACGCCAACATCGTCGCGTTCAACGATCGCGCCGCCGCCGTCGCCTACCTGATGGGTTCCTACGACCCGAAATGGTGGGACCACGCGAGCGCGATCGTGGAGCCGGGGTCGTTCGGTGACTGCTGGATCAAAACGATGGAAGCGCCTCCGGTCGGCGCAACGTGGATCGCCCCGTTTTCGCGCTCACAAATGCGCGTCGAAGAGCCGGGCCGTCACCCCGGCGGGCGTCAGTACTGGACTACCCCTACCGTTGATGTGCTTGTCGTGTCGCGCATTGAGGAGAAGGACGCATGACGCCCGGCCAGTTCAAAGACTGGCGCAAGCGGTTCTTCAAATCGCAACGCGCCGCCGCCGAAGCCCTCGGTATCAGCGCCTCATCGGTAATTCTGTATGAGGCGGGGAAGCGACGGGACGCCAACGAAACGCCCGTCGAAGTCCCTAAAGTCGTGGCGCTCGCGTGTAGCGCTGTCGCGATGAACCTCCCCCCCTACGGAGACACCCCCGCCTAGCGCGGGGGTTTTTCGTTTAGCAGCCCTTGCCGCCCTTGCCTTTGGGCTTGCGCTTGGTGGACTTCATTTCAGCAATCCCTCTCG